CAACGCATGCAAATGGCTCCAGCAGTGTACGATTTTACGAAAAATTTTGCAAAAAAACCAAATATTTTAGAAAAAACAGGTAATTTAGTAAAAAATATTGGTAAAACCATTGGTACTGGCATGGCAGTTGCAGCTGCAGCTCCAGCTTATGTTGAACAACAACAAACAACGGCCGATAGTTACAATCAAGACAGAGTAGAGAACCAAACTGCATCAAATACAATACTAAGAAGTGGAACTCAACAAGTAGATCTAGAAAATAATAAAACTATTGCTGAAGACATACAAGAAGATCAAAATTTAAGTCCGGAGATTGTAGTAAGTAATCCTACTACAAAAGAAGAAGAGCTTTCTGCTAAATTAAAAGACGATGAAACGACTGCCGGACTTGCAAGAATAGGTGGTCCTGAGAACATTTCTGATAAAGTTCAAGAATTTTTAAAGCAAGATAAATTAAACCCAGTTTTACTAGCTGCAATGCAAAATAGGGGTCAAGAAGAAGAATTAATTGCTACTGACTTCCCTATTGCATCACAATTATCTGATAACCCACAAATACCAGGCGGAGAAAATACTAGAGCTTTATCTCGTGAGTTTGTAACAGAAACAGAGCCAATAGACAGTGGTATTCCTACAAATGTAGATCCTTCTACACTTACACCTGAAGTTCGAAATGTTTTAAGTACTCTTGCTAAAGGAGCTGCAACAATTCCTCTTGAAAAGCAAATAAGAATTGCTCAAGACATTGTGGACAAAAGAAGTCCTAATGAAGTGTTTGGATTTGCTAGTAAAGATGCTGATACTTTAAAAGCATTACAAGGAGGAGCAGGGATACCTCAACAGGAAAGAGAAGCTGCCAGAAAGAGACTTAAAAATAAAGCAGCCCAAAAACGTGAGGAATTAGGGATAGATGCTCCAAGTACAATGAAAAAAGTTACTGAGTTTTTGCCCCAAACTATGACACCACAAAAAAGTTCTTTTGTTGAAAATATGAAAATGTATCCACCAAGTGGAGATAAACCTAATGTTGTATCTTTTCAAATGAAGAATTCTAAAAAAGAATATCCTTTTAAGATGAGCGACCCAATGGCAGTCTCTATGGGTGAAATGGCAGAAGATGGTAGTTTAGCTAAAGAATCTTTTGGTAAATTATTTAATCTTGCCAAAAAATCTGTCAAAGATGGCTCTGGTATGTTCTTTGGAATGGAAGAATAGTAAACCTTTGCTAAATTTAAAGTACTAACAACAAAATCATGACTAAATTTTTATTACCAATCGCAATTAATGTAATAAACAAAGCGGTTGACAAAATTCCAGAAGATCTTGATGAAATCTTAAAGAAATTTGTGGTTTCTCTTTTAAAAAAAGCAGCAGCCAAGACTGGTAACAATGTAGATGACTTACTAGTTGCACAGCTAGAAAAAGCATTATTTGAAAAGTAATTATGGTTCAATTTGGAAACCTAAAAAGAAATTTAAAAACTCCAGCTGATAAGGTTACCTTTCAGGGAAAGAATCCTGCAAATAAAACTACTGGTCCTAATACGGCAGGTAACTTACAAGATCCTTGGAGAGGGACACTTGATAATAATCCTTTGAATGATGACTTTTATCAGAGTTCTTATACATTTGGTAATCAGGCTCCTGAAGTTCAACAAAGACTTGAAGGTTTGCAATTTGAATATGGGAATGCTTTTGAAGAAGGAAATAATGAATTTGCTCAAAATTTTTTAAATAAATATACCTCTGCACTAGGGGGATCTGATAGTGCAGAGAATAAAGGTTTGATTGAGCAGGATAGAATAGTAAGACCAGAGAACTTAGCTCAATTAGCTTCACAACCAGCAGCTGGTGGTAATGCTATTCAAGATCCAAACGTAGCTGGTAAATTTCCAAGTCAGGAGGTAAACGTGTAATGGGTGCTGTAACAAGAGGTTTGTTAAGAACTGCAGGAACTGCTTTAGGTGGATATTTAGATGAAGCTTTAAAACTTGGAGGAACTGTAGGTCAATCAGCTGCAACTGCAGCATTAAATTATGGTAGAGGTAAACTTGCCCCACAACTTGCGGATGCAGCAACAAAAGATATTCCAAAATTTTTAAGAACTACCCCAAAAGCTCCTATTCCTACAGCTGGTAGGTTAATTGGTCAAGGAGCAACTATTGGTGGTTTATTTGCGTTAGGAAATATTGCTGATCAACAATCAGAACATACACAGCCAATGAGTCGGGGTATGGATAATTTTACTCAAAGTCAGCTATTACAAAATCAAAAGTTTATGCATGACATGGCTTTGATACAAGCTAGACAAGAATCTAGAATACCTGGTGTTCAATATGGTGGTTCTTTAGCAGATGCTGCTAAAGCAGAACAACTTATGACTGATGCTGGAGAAATAACAAACAGAGAAGTACAAGGTATTGCCAGAATGATTTATGGTACAGGTCTACGTGCATAGAATTTATAATAATAAAAAATAGTGAAATAAATGAGCTTTGCAGGTTTATTAAGAGGTGACAGAGATTTTTTTAAAGATCCTGTAAATTTTAAAGATAGTTATGTTCGTGGATTGAAAGATGCTTTTGATAAAAGAAAAGATACATCAAGTGAGATAGAATCTGACGAAATTTATGCAACAGAAAACAAAGCTTTTAACGATAAATTTAAAAGAGATAATTCAAAAGGATTTTTAGATAGTGCTATTTCAGGAGGATTAGATTATTTTAAGAAAAGTCAAGAAAAATCTGATACTGATAAATTAATTGATTTTGCAAAATCACAACAAGGAAAAGCTCAGTTTGGAGACAATACAAGCGGTTTCTCTTCTGAAGTTGCAGATGGACTTAATATTTTCCAACCACCAAGTCCAAACCAAATGATGTTTATTCCAGGGAAAGAAGGAACAGGTAAGAGCTTTACTCAAAGATTAGCTGGTGGTGCTGCTGGTTTATTAAAAGGTCTTTCAACAGGGATTCCTCATGCAGGTGGTATTGGAGCTGTAGCTGGTTTCTTTGGATAATTTTCAATATTTGCATAATTTAGAATATCACTAACAAGAATTTTTAGAGAGAGGAAAAATTATGCCTGTTATGGCTGGGAGTCTTCTACCTTTACTTATAAAAGCAGGTAGTGCAAGTAAATTACCATTGTTATTGAGAGCATCTGGTGTTTTAGGTGGAGCAGCTCCAGGTTTAATGAGAGGTGATTTAGGCGGTGCACTTGTAGGTGGTGGTTTAGGTGCTTTAGGAACAGTAGGTTTAGGAGGATTAGGAAAAAGTGCAGCTGCTGGAACAGCAGGTTTGGTTGGAAAAGGCTTAACTGCAGCAGGTGTTAAAGGAGCTGGTGTTGGTGCAGCAGCTAACTTAGGAAGAGTACTTGGACCGGCTGCATTAGGTGCTGGAGTTGGTAGATTAGCAGGAGGCGTTGGATCACCAGCTGTTGGTGGTGCTGCTAGAGGAGCTGCAAGTTTAGCAGGATATGGAACAGTAGGAGGAGAAGGTATGGGCGGATCACCATTACCACCTGGCATGAATCAGTATGGAGGAGTACTTCCTTTAGGAGATCCATTAAGTGTCTTAAGTCCATTAGGTCTAGATGCAGGTAGAAGACTAAGAACTGTAAAAGATGCTGAGGCTTTGAGAGATGCAACAAATATTGTTCTCCCAACAGTTAGGAAGTTTTCAGAGCAAGCTAAGAGAGATGAGTTTGCAAGAAGTATGGCTGGTGCAGGTATTAGACAAAACATTGCAACTAATGCAGCTCTTACAGAAAATATGCAGAGGGCTGGATTAAACTTAGGTATGACAGCTGCTCAGCAAGCAGGTGATGCTTTAACTCAGAGGTACAATTACTAAGATGGAAGATTTTTTTGATGTCATCGGACTAGATTTTGGATCTGGACAAAGAAATGTTGACTTAAAAAAAGAAAATAAAAGAATATTAGATAAAGATTTTAAAAGTCCAAAAAATTTAAAGGAGTTAAAAGCAATCTATGGAAATGATTTACCTACCACATTAAGTACTCAAATAGGAGAAGTTCCATTTGGTGTAGCTGAAGGTCAAGAAATTGTTCAATTACCAGGATTATTGAATAGAGTACAAGGTACTAAAGTTATTACAGATAAAGATAGACCTAAAGGTCTTAATAGGTTAGCTGCTCAATTTATTGATACTGTTACAGGGCAAAGAACAGACTTAGATAAATTAGGAGGTGGAATTGATCCTGAAACAGGAGCATATGATAAATTTGCTGGAGTTACAAAATTAAATCTTGATGATGAGTCTCAACGTATATTATCTCCATATCAGCAAAAACTTGTTGAGAAACAACTAAAAGAAGATTTTGGTAGAGAGAAGACTGCTACAGAAGGTATAAAAGAAAACTTTGAAGGTTTAAAAGAAATATATCCTGAGCTATCAGACATGGCTCGTAAAGAAAGAAGAAAAGCTGCAGTAGATGCACAATTACAATACATAGCCACTGAACCCATAAGACAGGCATTTTTAAATAGAGCTGCAGATGATGCAGCACAAAGAGGATTAAGTATTAGAGGAGCATTAGAAGCAATGCCTTCTAATATTCAAAACATCATGAGTGCTAAGCAGGGTCAAAGAGCTTTAGCATCTTCTGCTTTTGCTGAGGAAGCTAGAGCTTTAGCCACACAACAAGATGCTGCTACAAGATTTGCAGGTCAAGGACTTGGCCGTCGATTTGGCTAAACTAAACTAAAAGAATCACAAAAGGTAAAAGATTACTATGGGTAGAAATTCTCCGCCACCCCCACAGATAATATATCCACCAGCTGCTCCACCACCAGCTCCAACTACTCAAGTGCCTTCACAATCACTTGCTACCCAAACAGCTTTAAATGAAGTAAGTGGAAAGCAAACAAGATTGAATATGGAACTTGGTGCTCAGTTAGATAGAACTAATGCAGATTTCTTTGCTACTCAAGATATTAGAAGAGGCCAAGCTACTGCAGCAGAAAATCGTTTAACTATTGATAAAGCAGGAGAAGATCAACGTAAGACTATAAGAACAACAGGCCAAGAAACTCGTGCTGAGATAGGTGAAACTGGTCTTCAATATAGAAGAGGATTAGAGACTGCAGGAGAGCAGGATAGAGCGTTGACAAGAGAGACTGGGAAAGAAACTCGAACAACAGAGTTGCAAAGAGAGATGTTTAGACGCTATAAAGAAAATAGAGATTACGAACAGGCTCAGAGCCAATATAGAACATGAAGAAATGGATTCAGACTTTATCTAATAAAGATCGCGAATCCTTTCTTGAATTTTGTAAAAAAGCTAGTTCTCCAATACAGATATATTTATTTGCCCGATTTTTAGGTTTTCAAGGGACGGTAGTGGAATGTAATGAGTGGTCGATAAAAGAATTTAAAAAACGTAATTTTAATGAAGTTTTAGAATCTGAAATAGATAATATGAGAGTTGATATAAGTAAACTTCGTGATGCTATTGATATGGGAATTGTAAAACAAGATATGGGTGCTGCAAGAATTGCTATGCTACAAAAAGAGTTGAGAGGAGCTATTAAACAAATAGAAGATAAAAAAATCTTACAAGATAAACAAGGTTTAATTCTTGCAGGTGCAGATAGAGCATTAAGAGAAATGCTTTCTATTTTTAGAGATGATCCAATAGAAGGTCCTTTACAGGAAGCATCGATGGGAGTCTGGACAAAAATCTTACAGGAGGAATCTTAATGTTAAATAGAATTATTGTTATCGATGATTTTATAGATAAAAATTATCAAGAACAAATTAAGAATACTTTAATGGGAGAGGAGACATTTAATGATTTTGATTTTCCTTGGTTTTACAATGATGATGTAACAGAAGCTTTTCAAGAAGGTAATCAAGGTAGACCATGTTTATCTCACGTTTATTTAGAATATGGAGAGGATGAGGAGAGTTATGTAAATAGTGAATTCCATGATTTTTTTATGCCCCTATTAAATAGGGCAGCATTTAGATTACAGCAACGAGAAGCTTTACCATTGCAGGGTAGATCTTTTTTACAATTTCCGTTAAATTTAGAATATAAAGATCTTGATACACCTCATTTAGATATCGATGATAGGGATGATTATTACATCGTTTTATATTACGTATGTGATAGTGATGGTGATACAGTTATTTTTAATGAAACCGTAGAATCAGAAAGATATACCGTAAAACAACGTGTATCTCCTAAGCAAGGACGGGTTGTAATTTTTGATGGTAGTTTAATGCATACGGCACAACAACCAAAAAATAATGTTCGATGTGTTGTTAACTACAATTTAGAGTATGGCCGGTACTAGTATTTATAGCGTTTATAGACGCACAGCTAGGGCAGCTGCAAAACAACAAGTAGTAAAAAAAACATCTAGTGTTGACGTAGAAAAGGCTAGAAAAAATTTTGCATATTTTTGTGATGTTGTAGGGGGAAAACCTCCAGCCAGGCACCATAAAGAATGGCATAAATATTTATGTACAGGTGACGATAGTGTTTGTTTAAGAGGAATTGCAGGACCTAACATTGATATTCTTGCTCCTAGAGGATCAGCAAAATCTACAGTTCTAGGTTTGTATACAGCATGGGCAATAGGTGTTCATGCAATGCAAAAACTACCTTTAAAAATTTTATATATTTCTTACACAGTTGATGTAGCTAGACCAAAAAGTGCAGCGATTAAAAGAATTATAGATGAGAATAAAATATACAAAGAAATCTTCCCAAAAGTTAAAATAGCTAAAGGAATAAATTCAAATGAATATTGGAGTATAGATTGGAAATTTGCAGGAATTAAATCTACAGGTGAAGAAGAATTTAGTGTTTGTTGTGCAGGACTAAAAGGTGCGGTTACATCTAAAAGATCACATCTCTGTATTATTGATGACGCTATCAAAAGTTCTGATGATATTAAAAATAAAGATATAAGACAGGCTATGGAAGATAACTGGAATGCGGTTATTGTTCCTACAATGTTTGAAGGTGCTAGAGCTATATGTTTAGGTACAAGATTTCGACATGATGATATTCACGCAAGAGCTTTCTTACCAGCCAATGGTTGGAAACAAATAGTACAATCTGCAATAACTGTAGACAAAGAAGGAGAAGAGATATCTTACTGGCCTGATATGTGGAGTTTAGATTATTTAAAAGATAGAAGAAGAATAG